ATCCTGTTGCTGCAACATGGCCTTGCAAGGCAAAATTGGGTGAAGTTTTGAGAAACCAATGATCTGGTTTAACATTTATTGCAGTGAGTAAATTATCCCTTCTATCGTATACATTAATTATTACTAGATCTTCTGGTGACCCAAATGTGGTTGCAAATGCTGTCGTTACATTTATATTATCGTATATATTTAATTTAGCCATATTTATCCTAATCTATAGTGTAATAATTATTAACTGATATCCAATTCTTTAGTTTCGAGCCAGAGTATATTATCGCACGCCATCTTTTAGTGTATTCATCTTCGCCGCGGCCCGCTCTTATCCAGTCTCTTATCATAGTAAGAATTACCCATTGAACAGTTCTTTCTATTATTATTTTTTTAATATTATCTCTATCGGAATCCCATAATTCTTTTGGCACACTAGAATCAATTTGGGCTCGGTGATATATATCATTTATTTTTAATTTGTTTAACACTTGGCCACATGCTGCAGCCGAGAATCCAACTACTGGGGTTGATCCTGTTTCTAGTTCCATAAATCTTTCGTCTGATACAGTTATCATATTCTCATAGAATTTTTCCATATTAATGGTATCCCATGGGTTGTACATAAAATGAGATATATTATGATTTGTATACTGACCAATGCCTGTGCCATATTGTGATTTCATTAATTGGTTGGTCCATGAAAATAATTTATTATTTGGGCCCCCATTATCTGTCCATCTTAATTTCTCCCTTTCTTGTAAGCCCCATTTAGTAACTATTTCATGGGTTCCTGCTCTATGTGCAAGGGGATTAAAATCGGCGGTGTTTGCATGTATTTTCAATATGGCATTATCAAAATCTTCATATCTTATTACTTGCTTAATGTTTGGTATTGATACGCCATCTTGTTTGTCTATTATAAAAGAACGCCTTTTTTTCAATACTTGTAATACGTCAATTTCATCTAAATGTGAATCTGGATATGCGAATTTAAATACGATTTGTTTTAGGCCTTTATGATCCATTTCTAATAAATGTCTATCAAGCAACCATTGTAAATTAGTAGCTTTAACATTTAGATAAGACAAGGCTGCGTCACGTACATAGCATGGAAGGTGGAAAATCTTTGGTCCTTCTTCACCATCATTCGGAGTCCATGTGCCGCTTACTGTGTGTGTGTCTCCATCAAATGCTTTAAAATAATTGTATACTTGTACCTTGCCGTTTACCCAATGTAAATATGGGTGCGGATTATATCCAAAGCCACCATTTGCTTCAGTACCTGCTCCCATGAAGCTTTTGACTCTTGCATCATCATCCCCTGGCCATTCTATTTTAGCCAGTTCAGCAATTGCAGCTATATTCTGTTTTGCATGATAAGTTGTCAGTGAAGCGCCGCCTATGTATTTCAGACTCCAAAATGATGGGTGTACTGTTAATCTAGGTGGCATTTTCCACATGTGGCGGAATCTATTTATATCATCTAATCTTTCCTCATTAACATATATTCTTGCTTGCATTCCCCATATGCCGCATGTTATTAATTTACCTGCTTGGAATACTTGATGCCATTTAGACTTTGTATAATCATATGGCCTAGTGCCGTCCCTTCTGAATTCCACTACTATTTTTATTTTTCTGGTTTGTTCTGGTATTTCCATTCTTCGTTGTCGGAAAGGATTAAGATGCCTTGTATATGATGAAGGAACACTTTCAAGCTCTACTGTTTCTATCTCTTCGCCATTACTATTTACAAATATATATGATAATTTAACAGTGTCTCTTATAAATGAAGTTCGCAGATGAGTCCACAATCTTATATCATTGTTTGTTTCTCCATCTGGGTAAACATTTCCTGCTGCAAATGGATGTTCGGTACTATTCCCATTAAATGCAAAGGCTGAATTATCCTTGTAATGAAAAAGGCCTCTGTTCCAATTCGGACTATCACTATCAGTTATTTTAGAATATTTTTTACCATGCCTTGTATTAAATTCTTTAGATAGAAACCATGCTCCTAATTTAATATCAACCGAACTTATTCCTTCTACTTTTCTATCTATAACATTTGCTATAGGTGTTAAATCTATATCCTGGGATATTTTGGTTACCCCGTCTCCCCTATCAACCAGATTACCAAGGGCCCTGTCGCCCGGCCTTGCATGCGGTAATATTTTATTATTTCCTATGTGCCTTGGTAGTGGGGCCAAGGAAGTAACTGAATAAGTTCCTTTCTTTTTTAATGGATCCCAGAAATATGGTTGTTTCATTTCAAGTGTTCCATCTAATAACATCCACCCAGTATTTCCTTCTCTAAAATTACCGTTTGTTATTAAATTTTTTGCAAACATACTTGATGAACTTACATCTACTACTTCAATTAATATCGGAGTTGTTTCTACTTCACCAAATGCATTTGCTATATTACATTCATACAAACCAGCATCTTCCATTCTTATATGATTTATTCTAAACACGGGATGATTGTAAACTCCCCTATTCTGGGCTTTACCATGTAAGGATCTATCTCCCTCCTCTGTCCCAAACGTAATGCCGTCTTTGGACCATGTATATGTTAAGCTTTTTGAAGTGCCCTCAGGATTTACTCTAGATTTATGGAGTACTTTAGTTGTTAATATTAATGGAGTGCCCATTAATATCTGTCTAGTATCGTCTTTTGCTTTTATTTTTAATGACATAATGCTATGCTCCTGCTGCTGGCGGTTCTGGTTCTGCTGGTCCTGGGTCAGCGTGCACGCCCTTTATCATTCTTGTCTTATCTCTTAGTGGGTGGCCGACTGATTTCCCATCTAGAGGATCTCCTAAGTTCAAGATATTTGCATCTGTTTTCATAACTGGTTTAGTTCCAAAAATACCAGGGCTTAGGGTTGGATCAGGTATTATTTCATTAAATTGATAATCAACGTCATCCATTAAGCTTACCGCGTCAGGAATTGTAACTACGTTATCTATTATTAAAATTTCTCTTTCATTTAATTTTGTATTATCATATTTTATTATATAAGGGTCTGAAAAAGATGTTGCGTTGAGATTTTGTGAATTTTGATCTTCTAATGATTGGGCGTTAGCTTTTGCCCTAATTACCATTGACCATTTTATAGTTTTTAACCAATTACCAAATATGCTGCCCCTTTCTTGTTCCCATAATAACCTATCAATATTATATGGTAATAATAATTCATTATCGGGTTGGCCGATTGGTTTATCATTTTCATCTAACCAATACCTATTTCCCATCATAATATCTCCTGCTTGCACTCCTTCCGGTATTGCTGATGGGCCTTGTACGTGATAGTATCCTTGATAGTCCGTGTTGTCTTTAATATTGTATAATTCGCCCCCCTCAGTAAATAAATTATTAATTGTGTCGGGTGGGATCTGTCCTAAAAGCCAATGATTTACAAACATGCATGAACCATCATCAATTGTGGCATATGGACTAAAATTTACAGCATCTGGATTAGTACATCCGGTGAAGGGAGTCCCTTCAGTCATTTCTTTCAAGGTTTCCCATAACTCCATATAGCCGTTGTTTCTAAACCACTCATTAGGTCTTAATAATGGTGCTCCTGTGTATTCTTCATCAGCTGTTCTGGTTGGTATTATTAACTCATACCTACTGGACCCGTTTCTTATGTGATACCATCCCACGTATGAATTTGCATCATTGATGGAATTTATTTCCACTGGTGAAGATACATTAAGGTTATGTAACCAAAATTCTCCGCCTGTAGTATATAGATTTGTAAGATATGCACCAAATTGATCTGTTGATGATTCATTAAATATGAATGTATCATCCCCATCACTTTGTTGGTATATTATGTCCTGTTCTATATCCGTTAACGGCATGATCTATTCTCCTATCTTACTACTTTAAATAAATAATCGTTGTCGTAATATTCCATTCTGCTACCCGATGATGTTTTAAATATAAATTTATAATATCTTTCGGGCTGTAATCCATCCATCCAAAGGTCAAAATAATTAGAAGTAGAATCACACGATATAGCAGTATAGGGTATTGAAAATGGGACTACTGTTTCTTTTGTGTGGGCATCTTTAATAGAATAATAACTGCAGCTAGGTAAATATTTTACATTTAAATCTGATGATTTTGTTGCGTATGTTTTAGGTGGGTATTTTTCTCTACCATATACTCTAAAACGTGTTCTTGTATTTTCTTTATAAGATCCCCTATTATTATTCATATAAAATATTATATCCTTATTTTGTGTGTCTAATACAGATAATGAACCTGTGTTGAATGTTGAATCCTTCCAACATATTTCTAACTTCGGTGCATATATGGTGTGGGTGTCCCTTGAAAAGAATTTTAAAGATCCCCTGTCTTTTGAATCTCTTTCTTCCGAACCACTTCTTTTTATTATAAACCCATCATTTGATATACTACCAGAGAACGAGCTTCCCGATATCCATTTATTTACTATGTTTGTAACATCCATTCTTACATCAACTGATTCGTTTGTAAACACTTGTGATGCATAATAATCAGCGCTAGAAGTTGTATACCAATGTCCGCCGCCACCAATTGTTGTCGCTTCTCCGGATTGGCCTGTTCCCGGCGTACTTCCTAGTGTTTGTCCATATGAACTCGTTGTCCAACTGCCTGAACTATTGGGTGCCCATGATGAAGATAGCCAAGCACTTTTTCCTATTGATCCATCTCTGAATTTCCAGCTTGCGCCTTCTGTTGTTTCAGGATAATGATTTAATCGTCCCACACCCATTTCCCATGATTGGGATACTGGGCGGGCTTCTAGTCCATAACTATACGGCACATTAGAAGCTTCAGAAATATACATGTTTAAGTAACACTTAAAATCATTTGTTCCAATTAATCCGTTTTCTATGGATTGTGATAATGTTGCTATATCAAATTGTAATAATGCCCTTGAATTAAATACTTTGTTCTTATATGGTACTGCAGAATGAGATATTAATTTAGATATTTCTAATATTTCATCAATACCAGTATTCATCGACGAAGAATTTTCGAATATTGTGGTGTCCTTTGTTGCAAATATACTATATATCATTTTTTACCCTTAGTAAGTTATTATTTTACCTTTTATATCTAGTGATGGAAATTTTAATTCAAAAATTGACGGATCCACTGCTGGATATAATATGTCATTCCTTGTGGCCGCACTTATTGAATATCTGTTACCTGAATATCCTTCACTAGATTTCCACTTGTTTACAATTTTTACTGATGTTACAGACTGCACACCTTTCACGGATGCTATACTTGTTGTCAGGTCTGATATTAATATAGGCTCATTAAATTGTCTATTGTCTATATTAAAATATTTTTTTATGTCTTCAATGCATCTTAATAATATTTCATTGCTATTACTTTGTGTTAATGGGACTATAGAAAATTCTACACCTATGTTTATGACAAATCCATTTTTTATATTTATGGCATCTGTCAACATTCTATAAGGCGTCAAATATGTTTTAAGATTATGTTTTACGGCATTATTTACTTCAACCAGGTTTTTACTTTTATCAAAACCTAAAATATATAGATTAGTGCAATTTGGATTTTGAAGATTATATTTATCGCCAGTAGTATCTTCTTCATTGGCTGATACATACCTTTCTAATTCACTGTCCCAAATTTGTTGATTATCCTTTCTGCCCGCATTTAATACAGTATCTGTTGCAACATATGCTTTAGATATATTTCCATATTTTGCTGGCATAGCATACACTCTTCCTATATAATCTTCTTTAGTCACTAATCTATTTTGGGCTTGGAAATATGCTAATGCGTTTCTTTTTATCTCCTGGATTGTTTCAGCAGATGCTCCACCCTGTGCAGCTGATTGATTATTTACTGCTAATGAATTTTTTACATCTTGGTATAGGGATGAGTCTATTGTGTCTGATACTGATGACCAGACTACAGCGCCTACTTCTGTGATAGTTGCTGCGCCAACATTTGATTGCTGTCCCCCTCCAACTTTATATTTAACAGTTAAAGATACATTTGACGGTGCTTGTCCATATGATTTAGTTTGTAGAAAATTAGATGGATCAAATGCTCTGTCTAATTTACTTATCCCGTCAGGAGAATTATTACCCACATTTTCTGGGTTTGGTATGATTATCTCATCGGGTGATGTGGATACACCAGAACCAAATATGATTTCTGTTCTATTGTTTGCATTAGTTCTTGTTATAAATCTTTTAGATGTTTTTTTCAACTTCAGCAGATAAGGGGCGGTTGAGCTCTGTGCACCCAATGCTTGATCTATTGCTGATGTATTTGCTACTTCTTGGTATATTGTTTCTTGTGCTAGATATGGTACTTCTAACCAAGTGTTATTATCAGAGTCAGTTATAGATTCTATTTCAATAACATTGTCTTTAGCTAATTCAATTTTCTTATATCTTTCAGGTGGGCCGATTGTAAATACTGTTGATTCTCTTTCGCCACTAGTTACAACCGCTTCTTTTTTTAATAAAAAATATGATGGTAGTTGTGTAGATGAATTTATTTTATAAACCGTCGTTTCTGTTGGATCGAATGATGATGAGAAGGTAAAGTCTACATTTGAAGTATTTGAAAATGTAGTACTACCTTCCTTAGATACAAATTCACTATTTGTTTGTACTGTCGGGGCATACCTCCAGGCCGGAGCTCCTGTTGCTGTTGCTGGTATTATTATAAACATATCTAATTTAGTTGATGATGCTCTAGTTGGTTTGACTACATAACCTAATGTGTTGGCTAGTGCTACTACATTAGATCGTTCCTTTGCATAAGGCAACAAACTTTCTTTTAGTTGACTATCCATATAATATGATAATACGTCGCCTACATAAGAAGCCATTTCTATAAACATAGTTCCCGGTGATGCAGCTGAAAAATCATTATGCATTGTAGGAAAATATGTTTTAGCAAAGTCAGATAAGTTACTTTTAAAACTATTAAAATCTTTACCTAAATAATTTATATCTTTATTTTCTATTTCTAATTTTGTTGCCATATTATTATTCCAATATTTTTACCATCCTACTGTTCCCCCATTATCTATCCACTGGATTTCATTTTGTGTTGTTCCTACAAATTGAGACTTTTCAGTTTCATAGCTTGCAAACTTAGGACCTTCGCCGCCAAATAAATTTAGTGTTAAAGTAGCTATATCTCCCAGCAGCGAATATTTTATTGTCACATGTATTGTTTCTGATAATCTTCCAGCTGGATCTTTTCTTTCTACTAATATACTTTGTACGTCTATACCAATCCCTCCTGGAATTTGATATAGAGCTATTGCATTTTCTATTTCTGTTTTTATCTTGTCTTCTATACTCTCAACATTTGGTTCAAATAATAATCTATGTAAATCTGTTCCAAAGTTAGGATTACCAAGCCGCTCACCTTTTTGTGTTAATATTAAATTTACTATATCAGCTTGTACAGCTTGATTAGTTGTCCATGCCAAATTAAATCCTATAGGGTCTCCTGCAGTTGGTTTAAATGGTAATTGCATACCAATTGCATACTGAGATTGTAATTCAGATATAACAGCTAATCGACCTTGACTCTC